TCCTTGTGCCTTCTCAGATCAGGGAGCCGGCTCCTGCGCTAAGAAGGCACAAGGATCAGGCTAAAGAATATTTAGGACTTCAGATTTAACGGTGTGATCGGAAGTCTTCGGGATCCATCACAGATCCTGAAGATCTTATCCGCCCCGGGCTGCGCGTGAACAATCCACGTACTCGGTGGCCTGCCATAACTCGAATTTGTGCCGATTGCCCTCGTCGAGGTAAGCTTGCTTTATCTTACCAGCCATTCGGCAGCGATCTTGGTTGCCAAGAATACTGTCGCCAATGATGGAATAGGATTTCTCGGCCTTTTCCGCAGCCGTCGGACCACAACCCGCCAGCGGCAGTGCCGCCAAGATGATTACCCAGCGCATGGCCCGAAGATACACTACTTTTATCCGCCGCCTATCCTCGGGCCCGTAAAGCAGCCAGCATCGCCTGGAACTGCTTGGTCGCCCGGTCTCGTGTCGCCTCGAGCGACCGACGCCGGACGTAAGGCGCCGCGCAGTCAGGCTTGTACGCGCGGAAACGCATAGACGCATATTCGCGCGAAAGTTGTCGGATCAACCTTCCCTCCCAGGGCTCCAGGACAATGCCGACGCATTCCTGCCACGCCGTAATATCACGCCACGACAGGATCTCGCCGCCTGCCCCCAGCGGGCCAATGTCGAAGAGCCAGTCGGTAAGGTGAGCGGCCGGGTTATGCGGCATGTCGCCGACACGCCCGGCAGCATCGTACCTTGTCACCTCGCCTGGCTTGGAGGAACCACCCGACCTCACTTCAGGGGCGGTGTGCAACCAGGCGAACTGCTTAACCCACAGGGTCAGCTGTTCGCCGAGTTGTCCAAAAAAGTCCCCCAGTCGGTGGACGCCGCCTCGATCTGGTCGCGAATATAGCCCAGGGCCGGATTGGCGTAGATCGCGCGCACCATCGCTTTCGCGCCGCCCGCGCCATCCACCACCGGCACTTCCACGTTCACGAATTCCTCGGTGATCGCAACCAGGAACTCGATCGTGTCCTCGGCGTCATCCACCGCGGCCTCGATGCGTCCTCCGCCTTCTCGCACACGCCGCATCGTCTTGCGGCGCTTGGCGGCGTTGGCGACCTCCCAAACCTTGGACGCGGGCGAGTGCACGCGCGCAAAGCAGGGCTGCTGGTTCTCATCCAGCATTGGGGATCCATCGGGTCGCTTGAGCTTGATCTCGCCGATAGGGGGGACTTGGATTTCTAGCAGTTTAACAGCCATGGCTACGCCTTTCACGGAAGGGTGCCCCGCCGGCTCCGTGACGCCGGCGGGACCTAACGCCTCGGCTGACGCCGAGCGATGCTCACGGGCAAATGGAAATCAGTCGGGCGCGACCACGACCAGTCCGTCTTCGGTCTCGCTGACCACAGTGTACTCGAGCGTAATCTGCCGCGTGCCAGGAGTGTTCACGTCGCCGTAGTTCTTGGGACCTGCGGTCACCAGTGCGCGCGCATAGATTGCGCCCAACATCGGATGCTTGATCCCCACGGTGTAGAGTGCGTCCGAATTCTTCGCGACGTCGAGCAGCGCCTGGCCGGCATCTTCCGGATCGATGCCGACCGTCAGCGTCTGCGAGCCGAGCGCGTAACCGCCCTTGTACTTGCTCTCACCGCGGGCGCCGGCCCGACGCCAGGTGATGATTTCGTAGATGCGGTCGGGGATCTCGCCGAAGTCGCTGATCTCGCCGATGTCCGTCAGGACCACAGCTTCGTAGCCCGCGGCGTTGTATGTGGCCGGCGCCGTCGCAGACAGACCAATAGTCACGCCCGCCCCAGTATGTACGGTCATGGATCATCTCCAAAAAGAAAAGCCCGCGAACTCGCGGGCGGGTTTTGCCGATGCTGGCAATCAGTTCATGCGGTGGGGTCGTTCGCCGGGTCATGTCTCACGCTGGAGGCATGACCCTCAGGCACGGAAGTCAAGGTGACGCCTTGCTCGGGGCTCGCCTGGCTGGAGGAACGTCTCCGGGCGGCTCCGCGTTTTACCAGTCCGGTAGGCTCCAGATCATTAAACTGCTGGAGGGTCATCGGCACATGATCCCCCTTGCTATAGCTCTCTCCGTTCAGGGAGAGCCGACGGACAGCAATTGCCTGAATCATTTTCAACGCGCCTCCGTGAACATGACCGCGAAATCTTGCGAGCCCCCATGGATGCTCGCCTCTTCGATGAGGAATTCGGGGCCGCTGCTATCGGTGTGCACCGTCGCGGCCGGCATGAGCGCGAACAGAGGCGAGTCGGGCAATATCCGAACTGATGTCCGCCCCGTCCTCACAGCGGACAGGATGGCTTTGACCTCATCGTACCCTGAGGCGAACACCGAGATCTGGACTCGCTCGCGCACAAGCGTCGCGCCGCTGCCGGTGACAGGATGGCGGTCAACCCGCGAAATGGACGTAACTGAGATGGCCGGAAGCTCGATAGCCTCCGGCAAGGGGCCGCCGATGATCCGATCCGCCGGCACCAGTTCTGCCAGCACCTGATCTTGCATCAGCAGGGAGACGAGGAGCGCAACCCCATCCATCACGCGGCCTCATCCGCTGGAACTGCGAACCCCGTCTTACCTTCGATGTACGCTCGGATTCGACTCGCGAAAGCCTGGGTGGCCTCTTCGGCTTTCGCGTCGAGAGAGGGCCGCATGAACGGGTGAGCAGCGCGCCCAGGGTGGACCACAATCCCGGAAACGAATGTGTCTCCGATCTTGAGCGGCCCCGCAAGGATCTCCCGGTTGTCGCCAGACGGCCGGGCTTTCCGCAGGGCGACGCGCCCGGCACCGCCTTTCGTCCGGGCAATCAGATGTGGCGCCACTCCATACTCGTGGAAAATGCCCAAGAACGCGTGGTGATTGCCGCCGTCCTTGGGGCCATAAAGCGCTACTCGAATCGAGAACGTTCCGTCCGCATTCTGCCTTGGCGAACCGCTCTTGATGCTTGCGGCGAGGAGGCCTGTTTCCTTTGGCGCGCGAGATCGAGCTTCCTCACGCACTACCCGAGCTGCAGCGGTTAGTCCGGCCCGGATGGCATTCTTCTGCAAGTTCCCCGGCAATGCCGAGAGAAACTTGTCGAGGTCGGCAAGGCCTCTGACAGGGAAACGCTTGCTCATGGCTGCTCGCCCTGAGTGGACCAATCCTCGGCCAAGAGTTCCAGGCCCTCACGTCGGCCGAGCTCAACCGGGCCGGAGACGATCCGCAAGATGCGCGTGCCATAGACGACGCGCATGTCACCAGTAATGTCACCACGATACCGACACCGGATCCGGCAAGGACGCTTGGCCAACGACAAGCCTTCCATCATGCGATCGGCACGAGATGGAAGCATGTCGCGGACCTCGGCCCAGACCTTCACATGGTCCTCCCAGGAGGTCACCTTTCGGTTGTAGATGCCGCTGTTTCCTTCCGCGCGACGTTGGAAAGTGATCCGTCGATCCAGCGATCCGGCCGAAATGCCCGCCATCAGATCACAATCCTTCTGAAGGGCGCGCACAACTGTCTCACGCCGAGAGGAACTTCCGCTTCAGCACCGCGGTCGGTCACCGCCTCACGGTGCTTGTAAAGGTGGCCCAGAAACATCCGAACCGCCGCCAGCAGCGAGGCGGGCGCCTGCCCCGCCGGGTAGCCTGCCGTGAACGTGATCTCGACACCGCCAGACACCCCGCGAGGCCAGCGACAGCCCCCAGCCGGCAGCAGGTCGCCCTGGGCGGTCACGCGAATGTCGCCGGCCGCGCCCTGCACGACCTCGCCAGCTCCCGACCGCCAAGTTACGTCCGTGATCTCCGACACGGGGCGGACGCCCAGCACAAGCGGCCTGCTGTCAAGCGTAGGAAACCCTTCCGCCCGCCAGACCTGCCCCTCGGTCTCCCGCAACCGCACGGAACAATAGCGCTCGACGAACTCGATCGAGGCATCACGCAACGCCGCGATCAGGTCGTCTTCGTCTTGGGAACCGCTGTCAGCCCGAAGATGGACTTTACAGAGGTCGAGCGGCAGCAGCGCTTCGCCGTACCCCTCCGGATACGGCGCGTGTAGCAGTTCGAAGATCATACCCTACTACCCGCGCCGCCGGTCCGCTCAGTCGACCAGGATAAAGAACTTGCCCGACTTGGCGTTGCCGCCTTGGGCAATGGTGATCTTCACCCGGTCGTTGCCGATGCCGATCTTGTCGGCCAACGCCGTGCCGCCGGCAGCATAGAGCAACGCGGCACCCGCCGGAGAATGCACGGGCTGGCGCGGGGCGCGGGTAGCGGAAGCATTGACGTTCTGCTCGGTCCAGAGGTTCACGCCAGTAACCTCGCCCGTGATCGCGAAGTCGACCCCGTCAGCGAAGTCCTTCTTCACATACTCAATCTGCTGGATCACACCCGAGAAACGGGGGGTGTATGCCGTGGCGCTGCCATCGGCAGCGGTAGTCACTTCGACCGTTAGACGACGCATGGTCATTCTCCTTTCGGCGCCGCAGCGCCTGCTGTCCCAGCCCTGACCGGAGCGGCAGGCTTGGGCTTCGTTGGCTTGTCGACCGCGGCGGCAAGGCCGCGCGCGATCATCGTCTTCGCGTATGCTGGCGAGACATCGACGATCATGTCGCGGCGAACGGTCCCCGCATCGCACCGGAACGTCCGAAGCGCCTTGATCTGCATGGTCTCTTCCTCGGTAGAGCGGCCGGGATCAGACCAGGCCGGCTTGGGTTCAGGAGCTGAATGCGCCGGTGATGAAGCCTTCCGGCCGCTTCACGGCGAGCGCCAGGCGCTCTTCGCAGCGGATCGTGACCATGTTCTTTTCGAAATCGTCGTTGTTCTCGGTCGAGATCACGACGTTGGCGTCTTCACGGTCGAACAGCTGGGCGCCGGTTTTGAACGGGCCGGTCAAGAATTCGCCCTGGAACTCGGCCGCCTCGGTGGCCACAATCGGCAGGCCCCACAGGGTCGGCCCCAGCAGGCTCTGCGGATTGGCCAGGATGTACCTGCCCATGCTGTCCTTGGTCAGCTCGATCTTCGCCCAGTCGATAAAATGGAGCACGAAGCCGTCCGCAGGCAGCCGGGCAAGCTGCGACTGCAGCATAGCCAAGCGCAAATCATCGATCGGCGATTGAGCGTCCACGACGAACGCGGGGTCGAAGCTCTGCGCCTGCGGCACGATGCCATCCAGGTGAACACCGGTCCCGTCGCCGAACAGGATCTCCTGCTCCTCCGCGTACTTCAAGCCGTAGCGCGATTCGGCGTCGATCGTGGACCGCAACTGCTTGAAGTCATCGAGGATCTGCTTCGAAGCCTTGAACAGGTGAGCGATCGTGGTCACCGCCGTGATCTTGGTGTCGAAAGAGATGCTGGACAGCGGCTTCAGAGTGCCTTCGGGCACAACTGCGGCCGCATTGACGAAGCCGGTCTGTTGTACCCAGAAGATGGCCGGCTGCTCGGTTTCGCCCGGGGCGATCAGATCGCGGATGAACAGCCGCTGCTTGGGCATCGTGTCGATCCCCGGGAGCCGCTGCGGCTCCACAACGCCATCTGCCACGTCCGCACTCATGAGGGCGTTCTGCACGCCCGTCACCGGCAGGTTCAGGCGCTGCCCCCCCTGCAAGCCCGCGCCGAACGACTTGAGCTTATCCTCCTGGGCGATAACCTGACGCCCGAGGCTCTGCACGCCTTTGCGCGTACTGGCGTCGCCACCACGCACGACCCGCTGCTCGACCTCGCCAAGCTGCGCCTTCAAGTCATCGACCTGCTTGGTCAGGGCGGTTTGCGTGGAAGCCAGCTTGTCGACGGTTTCCTTTGTTTCCTCGCCAAGCTTGCCGGCGTTCTTGACCTCCCGCAGGGCCTCATCAGCCTTTTTGGTGAAATCGTCGCTGACGCGCACCAGCTCGTTCGACACCTCCTTCAGGAGGGCCGCGGTATCCTTGTCCGACCGCTGAGTGCCGGAATTATGGTCGGGCGCACGCAGGTAGCGGCCAGCACCGCGTTCGGCAGCAGTCATCGGACCGAGCGCCGCAAGTGCGGCGCCGGCAAAAAGCATCTTCTTCATGATGTTCTCCCTGGGCGTCAGGCCCGCGTGAGCTTGAGGCGGGCTAGCGCGAGGCTCAGCCCTACGGTGCCGTCGTCAACGGCGGAGTCGCCAGCGCTGGGCATGGCAGTATCATCGAGAACAGCGCTGGGCGTGCCGCTCGACAGTTCTTTCATAAGTTTGCGAATCTCGGACCGGGGCATATTCGCCCTCGCCAATGCGGCCGCGACTTTGCGATGCGCTGGCAGGCCGGCAGTGGTCTTAGACTTGGCTACGTGATCGGCTGCCAGCAGTGTGTCAGCAAAGCCCGTTTCGACGGCGACTTCGCCAGACATAAAGGTCTCGGCATCCATCATGTTGGCGATCTCGGTGCGGTCGGCGCCCGTGCGGTCCTCGTAAAGGCCCGCCATCAGATCATCGAAAATTGCCATAGCCGCCGCCGTCTCGCTCATCACATGGCGGTCCCCCAGGGCGATCCACTGCGAGTTGTGGATCATGATCAGTCCGGCCTTCGCGATCTGGATGGAATCGCCCGCCATCGCGATCATCGAGGCCGCCGACGCGGCGATGCCCAGGACCTGCACCGTTACCTCTTCCGGGTGCGCGCGCAGCATGTTGTAAATTGCCAACCCGTCGAAGAAATTCCCGCCTGGGCTGTTGATCTGCACCGTCACCGGTTTGCGACCGATCGCCCGCAATGCGCCACTGATGCGGCTCGGAGTGACCCCGGATCCGTCCCAGTTCTCCCCGATCTCGGCCAGAATCGAGATCGTTGCCGCGTCATCCTTTATAGCTGCGGTCACATGCGGATCGAACGCTGCCAAGGCGCGCGGGTTCACGGCAAAATCGACCCCTGCGGGTGCGTCGGGCCGCTTCAGCTCCGGGAGTCGACGCTTGCTCATTGCTCGGCTTCCTTGTCATCGGTTTGCCCCGCTGCGGCCTCGGTCAGCGGCACGTCCTGCATTTGCACCATCGCCACATGGCCGCCCGGGACCGGGGGTAGGTTCTCCAGGCGGCGGACCTCGTTTCGCGTCATCAGCCCGGTGCGCACCATGATCTGGTAGAAGGACGCACGGCCGGCACTGTCGCCGCGCAGCAGTCCCTCCAAGTTGAACTCGATCGTCATCCCGGCCAGGCGCTCGGCCCGGCTGAGGAGCTGCTTCATCATCGCCCGTTCCATTCGGCGTAGGCGCTTGCGGAGCGTAAATTTGATGAAGCCGAGAACGTCTACTTCTTTGCCGGTGCCCCAGTTGGAGGACTTGTCTCCGTAACCGACCATCGCCGGCGGCACGCCGAAGATGCGGCAGATCTCCTCGCCGCCGAACTTGCGGCTTTGCAGCAGCTGCGCATCCTCTGGGGTGATCGTCAGCGGATTCCACTTCAGCCCGTTGTCCAGCAGCATGGGGCGACCGGCGTTCATGGCCCCGACGAACTTGTCCTGGAGCAGCTGCTCGACCTCGGCTCTCTGAGCGCCATCGAAGCGTTCGTCGGTTGACAGCACACCGCTGGGCAGTGCGCTGTTGCTGAACATTCGGCTCGCCATCGTGTCGGTCGCCACGGCCGAGCGGAACGAACTCCCGCAAATCGAAAGCGTGCTGCCGCCCTTCAGCCGATTACCGCCGAAGCCGCGAATGTGGAGCATGTCATCCTGGCTCCGCACCTTGCGCTCGCCGTTGTCATACCACTCGTACTCGCGCCCGCCATCCTCCCTCAGCCGCACGGTCATGCCTAGCGGCGTGACGGGCGTCAGCGCCACGAGCCTGCCGCCCACCCGCGACTTCTCGGCGTAGCCATTGCCCTGCAGCTCGATCGACGCAGCCAGGAATTCCCAGAACTCGTAGTCGCTGTCGTCGTAGTTCGGTTCCAGCTTCAGCAGCCAGTACAATGGATGGTCGGTGGCCTCCGCCCGAACCCCGTTCTCGGTCCGGTAAACCGTCGCGGACAAGCTGGCGATCGTGCCTGCGATCAGGTTGACGCACGCATAAGTCGCAGAGAGCCCGAGCGGATTGCTACACGCGATCCGATCAGTCCATTCGGCCAACGTCACCCGGTTTGTTTGGAAATCGTCTCTGTTGTTAAACGCGACGTGCTGAGCGGGCGCAGGCCACGAAGAGACCACCGCCTTAGGCTCGCTACGCCGGTTCTTCTTCTCCTCCGCTGCTGCGGCCGCCGCCGACAGCCGGTATCCGCCAACCATGGTCACGCTGCCCGCATCCCAGCGATCCAGTCATCAACCGATATCTGACCGTTTCCGGCGACCGGGTTGCGCTCCATCAGCTTGACGGCGTTGAACAGCGCGCACAGCGGGTCGATCTTTGCCTTCCCTGCCGCTTCCTTGGTGATGTACACCGCATTGCCTCGCTGCTCAGCCTTCGCGTTACCCACGCACCAGGCCATCATGTCCGAACCATCGTGGCGCATCGTCCCGTCACGCAACTTGCGCTCGGAACTCCACACCGCCGACGAAAGCTTGAAACCCTGTCCGATCGCGACCAGCTGGTCCTCGGTCAGACCGATACCGATCAACTCATCCACCAGCGCCCCGATCGCCAATGGATCGAGGCCCACGGCCCCCTTGTCCGGGAGCAGACCGCTTGCCTTCACCCTGCCGAGGATCGTCGCCACTTCCTCGATGTCTTGGGTTGCCGTGTCACAAAGCGTCAGCGTTCCCTCGCTCACGAAATCCAGCAACCGGGGCCCGATGTCCTTCCGTAGCGGTTCTTTTCCGCCAACTGTTTCGACCACGCCACGCTGAACCCAGGCATGGCTCCACGAGAGCCAGTCACCGGTTCCCTTCTCACGGCCCACGACCGACAGGCCGAAGAGATCGTCCAGGCCGCCACCATCAACGCCAGCGACCGCCACTTCACAGCGCGATAGCAGTTCGTCGAGCGTGGCGACTCGGTTCGCGGATGCGAGGCCTTGGTCAGTCGCCCCAAGCCAGTGATCGGCGCCCCGCCACCGCTGAGCATGGAGGCCGAGCCCTATCTCGATGTTGAGGTGCTGGGACGCCCATCGCGCCAGCTCGCCGTCACCTTTCTCTACGGCTTCGAAGAACTGTGGCCGCAGCAGGTCGATCTGGACGGAACGGCCCAGGTTTGGAAGAACCATTGGCCAGCAGGCTGGGTCCTTCCAGGGCTGCGCCGGGTCTTTCTGAAACTCCTCCGGAAACTCATAAAGTATCGGCAGGACGGTCGCCGCCTCGCCCGTGATCCTGCCATCTCGGATGGCCCGCGCCAGCATCAGTTCTTCTCGGAACACCCCCGCCGGAGGTTCGTCCGATTGGGTGGTGATCATGTACAGGAACGCGCCGGGGCGCGAGATCATGCCGCCGTAGATCTGGCCCAGCACGCGGCTCGCGTAATGGACCTTCCCCAGGATGTGCAACTCGTCGACGATGGCGCCCTTGGGAATGCCGCCCGTCGAGACCTTCTCGTCGAAGGTCTGCACCTTCAGCGTCGACTCCGTCACCCGATCTACGATCGTCTTCAGGTGCGCCTTCACGTGGAACCGGCGCTGCAGCACCGGGTCCGCCATGATCATTCCCTCGGCCTGGTTGAAGCCGCGCTGTGCGATCTCCTGCGTAGGGCCGAACAGATAGTAGGGCTGTCGCGGCTCCGGATCCATCAGCAGCGCCGTCACGCCGATCGCGCCGGCCTTCGTCGTCTTCGAGTTCTTCTTCGGTACCAGCTCGAAGATTTTGCGGACCCGGCGCCGGCCGTCGGGAAGCAACGAGCCAAACAAGGCGGCGACCGTATCGCGCTGCCAGTCGCCGGCGGCAACGCGCATCTCCGGCCGATCGCCTACGTCCGGGAGACGCAGCTTGTTGAAGATGCGCACCGCCCTGCTCGCCATCGCCCGGTCCAGCGGGAGATCCGGGATCAGGCTGCGTCCGTCGCGCAGCCGTTCCTTCCAGTCCGGGCACGCGAAGTTCCACTCCGCATCGACCATCAGTTCGGCAGCGCAGTTCCGCTGTCACCGTGCAGCAACGGCCCCCAATCATCATCACCAACGCCGGCGTCATACGCAGCGTCGCGCCGCTGCTCCTTCACGCCCTTGCGCTTCTTCGCCTTCGTCGGCGCGACCGGCGCCGGACCTAGCCGGGCCTTGTCCAGGCGCTTCAGGAGCTTCTCGGTCGCAGAGGTCTTGCCGGCCAAGGACTCGGCGTTCAACCGAGCCAGCAACTCCCCTTCCAACACCACGCTGGCATGGCGCTTCGCCAACCTGACCTGCGGATGTGAAAAATAGTGCTTCTTCATGGTGGGCAGAGAGAGGCCGATGGCTGCTGCGCAGTCCGCCTCGCTCCGCCCCATCCCCAGAAGAAGGATGATTTTCTCAAGGTTTTCAGCGCGTGGCGCGTGCTGCGGCCGCGCCTTCTCGCCCTTGTTCGCCGGCACTGGATGGCCGAGCAGATCGAACGGCAGCCAGCCAGCCTGCCCACGCTTGCCCGAAACTTCATCCGACACGAAAAAAATCTCCGAATGGG